GAAACTTCTTTGAAGGTTCAGAGACTAGAGGTGAGTCTAAGTCCGAAAGGATATGATGATAAAATCCTCCACGAGCGCGGGGCACTGTTTAGTAGAAATACTAAGCCAATGATATAGTCCGACACTTAAACGAAAGTTTAAGGAGCTTAGGATAAAGAGCCTAAGACATAACATAACGCTGGCGGCGTAACGAGAGTGGGAGCAGAGTTTTATCTCTGGGCAAAAAGAAATGATGTAAATTTAGATATTTTTTCATATGATGAAAGATTATATAATAGACGCGAAGCTCATAAAATGGAATTTACTTCATTCCTAAAAGGAGATATTCCAAATTTAGTTGAAAAATTAAATAATGAATATGATGTTGTTATTTTTCAATCATATCCTTCTGCTAAATTTGATGATGATTCAATTCAAGCTTTTTATAAAGAATTTATTAAGAAAATTGAAATTTTAAAAGTTGGATTTATGCATGAACTTAATAAAACAAATATCGATAAAATCCCATATCTACTTTTTATTATGAACGAAATGGATTTAGTACTTAATTTTAGTGAAAAAACATGGTTCTCTCAAAATTTAGCAAAAGCTCTTCCTTCTAAAAAAGTTGGAGAAAGAATTAAAAAATTTACTATGATGTTTAATTTTGAAGAATTAGAATATCTTCGAGAAAAATATCCTTTAGAGGCAAAAAGAAAAGCAATGGTTTATTGTTCTAGATGGACAACTATGAAAGGACCTCGAAGAGTTCTTGATTTTGAACCTCTTTTAACCCCATACGGTATTAAAACAGAATTGAAAGGTATTGAACGTTCTATTGGTGCAAAAGGTGATATTTTTGATCATCCAAACTGCTTAGATATGACAGGAAAAGAACCGAAAGGTAATGGTAATGTTCCAGTATATGGACCGTATGATAGACAAGAAGGTATGGAATACATGGCTTCAAATCTTTTTGTATGTTCATTCTATAGAATGCCAAAAGACCCAGATGCTTATGGTGATAGAATGGAATTTGCTCAAATAGAATCAATTGCAGTTGGAAGTATTCCAGTATTTGATAAACATTGGGGAGAAAATAATAGAACTAAAGATGGAAGACGCTATATTGATATTCCATATTCTGCAATTTACAGTGATGAAAATGATTTAGAATCAACTGCTAAATTATTAAATGAAATTAGTAACGATATCGAACTTCAAAAGAAATACAGAGATACTTCTTATCAAATTGTAAAAGAAGAATTTGATGTTAATAAAGTTCTACCAGAACTTTTTGAATTAATTTTTTCCGTTGGTAAAGATGAGAACAAATTCAAATCTGAAGAAGAAATGATTAAATATTTAATAGATGATGAATTTGTTGAAGAATTTTTAGAATTATATCATCAATATGATTCTGAAAGAATCGTTGTAGCTGGTTTTAGAGAATTAGTTGAAAACAACATCTTTGCTTTAATCGATGGAAAAAAAGAACAAGAAATTAAAAATTTCAAAAAGAGTAAAAGAAAATAGTAAAGAGGGGATTTTTATAAGTAAAGTTCCTCCTATATATCCAATTCAAAGACCGATTTTAGATTTAAGGAATAAGAATCAACAACTAAAGAAACAAAACGATTCCAAAAAAGTTAATTTTGAAGAATTGTTAAATAAAGAGTTAAAAAAGTGAACCATTAAATGGTTCACTTTTTTTATATTAATCATATAGTTGATAAATTAACGGCATATAGTTTACAGTTATTTTTGAACCGGCAATAGGAGCAAATTCAAATATTATTGTTTTACCGTTGATTTGATAATCTTCATTAAGTCCCTCAGACATTAATATTCCATTTAAGAACACACTTTCAGTTTTTCTTTCTGGATAATATTGAAGTTCAAATATTCTATTTTCTCCATCTTTTTCTCCAATTGGATTTTCAGTGATATGAATGGTGTTTTCTAGTAATGTTCCATTTCCTGAACCTTCTATTCTTACCAATATCCAATCTCCATATTCTAATGGTTCAATAAATTCAATAGATTTTCCATCAATCTCAATGTAATCTTCTTCTGGAGATTGAATAATTCCGTTTTTATAAACTGTTAATGTTTTATTTCCAATCTTATAATTAGTACCTATAGTAATATTTTTTTGTCCGTTAAAAGGATAAAAGTCTTCTTGAAATACTTCTTTCATTTTTTCCATTTGATTTTCTAAGTTTTTATAATGAATAGTACTTGATTTAATTTGTCTAGGTTTTACTTGTTGTAAACCTATCAATTCTTTGTTTTTGTAAAGTTGAAACTCCGAAAAAGAAACTTCACCGTTATCTTTTGGAATATTTATAATAAATTTATTTGATAATAATTGATTTTCGACTTCTAAAAATATAAATCCATTTTCATGTGTTAAATGATTTTCATTAAAATCATAATAACTAATTATTTCATTTGAATCTCCAGATAAAATATAGAATTTTTTTAATACAGAATTACGAGTTAATTTGAATGATATACCTTTTATTACTAAAGATTCTGGAATTTCAATAATTAAATTTTCGTTAGAATCAGAAAAATCATTATTTTTTAATAAAGAAACATAAGTATTTGAATCATTATCAAATAATTTATATCCTTCATTTGATAATTCGTTCCCGATATAAATTTTATATCCATTTTCATTAGAACTTGATAATACGGGAATGACAGGAATTAGCGTTTGACTTACTTTATTGGTAAATTTGTTTATCATATTTACACCTCTTTTGTCATAACATGTAGCATGTAATAGTAATACTTTCTGCTCTTTATTATTATATATTTAAAATAAAAAACTATTTTTTATATAATAAAATATAATTATATTAATAAAGATAGGAGATTTTAAATGACTGAGAAATTAAAAGCATTAGGAGCATTTATTTTTGCTGGTTCAGCAACATTTGGAGCTGAACGAGCAGGATATCAAGTAGAAAAAATATTAGAAATGACCGATGATATGCATCTTCAAAATGCTTATCATTTTACAAAAAATAGACCAGATATTCCTGTTGTATTGCCTAAAGAATGGGATAATGTGGCTTTTCTTAATAAAGAAAAATTAAAAAATTACGATTTAATTTACGCTAACTGCCCTTGCTCATCTCTTTCACAAATTAATAGAAACGCATCAGCTTCTTTAGACGGTACTCATAACATTCAATTCCATAGAGTATACAATATTATAGAGGCTGTACAACCAAAATCTTTCGTTATTGAAAATGCTCCTACACTTATAAAATTAGGCTATCCTTTAATTTTAGATATGATAAATCATTTAGGCAAATATTATAAATTCACAATAATTAGAGATTATGCAGGACTTCACAATGTACCAATGAAAAGAATGAGAACATTAATGGTTGGATGGAGAAAAGATTATTTTAATGATAAAATACCATTATTGCATATGAACAAGAAAAAACAAATGACCATAAAAGATGCTATAGGGGATTTGTACGATGTTCCATTAGGCTCTATTCCAAATCATGAATTAGTGAAACATAGAGGATGGAAAGAATATGAATATTTATTTGAGTATGTAAAAGAAAACAGTTCAATTATGCTTACCATGATGGAAATGTGGGATTCAATTAAAGATACGGTAACAAATGAATCTGATATTAAACAAATTACTAGAGCTATTGCTAAAAAATCTGCAAATAAGAATATTTGGGATAAATCGCCATGGAGAAGCGGAGAAAATTCACCAGCCCCATCACTTACTAGTGTTACAGAATTAATACATCCAATTCATAACAGACAATGGACAATTAGAGAATATGCTAGATTAATGGGTTTTCCAGATGATTTTATTTTTTATCCAGATGAATGTGAAACTGAGATTATTCAAACTTTAGCTCAAGGTGTACCTGCTAGTTTTATTGAGTACATCACTAGTGAAATATCATCAGCTATAAAAGGTGAAAGAAAGCTTATAGACAATTCAGAAAACAAAATATTAAATTTTCAACATCATACCAAAGAAAAATATCATGCATATACTAAAGAAGAAATGTATGAAATGACTCAATTAGAAGTTGATAAGTTTTTTGAAGTGTTAGAACAATAAAAAAAAGAGATACAAAATGTATCTCTTTTTTTTATATATAAATTATTGTAAAATTTCCAATAATTGTTTTCTAAGATTTTTTCTATTTTGCAATCTGCGTAACATAACATGAATTGCCGGAGCTGTTACTCCTCCTAGTTTTTCTCCAATTTCATGCAATTTCGCGTCGTTCATAATCATTTTAATCGCTTGGTATTCTTTTTCTTTAATTAGACCATCATTAAAAAGTTTATCTAGACTTAAATTAAGATTTGTTGTATCATATTCGTTTTTAAAAGTATCACTTTCTATTAATGAACCTAATTCCGATTCTGAATCTTTAGAATTTAATGTTGTTTGTAAAGAAATAGTTTGTGTTTTTATTGTTTCAACAACAACTTCATGTTCTCCTGTTTCTGGGTTATAAATTTTTGTTTCAACTTTTTTAGCACCGCTTCTTTTTAACGCATTTTTTCTAATGTTTTGTGTACCCATATGATTTTGAGCACATGTCCAAAAAAATGTATTAAATTTAACACCAGCATTTGGGTCAAATTTTAATGTCGCATTCCATAATACTTCACTTAATTCTTGAGATAAATCTTCATCTTTTTTACGTTTTGCAAGACGATCTAAGATTGGTTTATAATGTTCGTAAATATAATCAAAAGCTTCAGCGATGTTGTTATATTTATAATCATAAGCTGCTTGTTCTAAATTCAGATCATCATCTAGTAAATTAATTTCTTCTTCTAAATCAAATTGGGAATTTTTTTCTTCCATATAGTTTTCTTTAAATTCATTAAATAAGATTTCATCAATTTGTGGTTCGCTTTGAACATTAGTTGGATTTTCGTTATTCAATAACATATTAATATACTCCTTTTTGTTTATGATATTTAATATAGATATTAGAATAAAAATTATTACATATTTTTTGGCATTTTTTTGTTAAAATCAATTCGTATATTAATTATATATTATTAAATTCAAATTGTAAATAACAAAAATAAAAAGAGAAGATACTATTTTGCATCTTCTCTTTCGCCTTCTATCTCGGAGAAAAATCTTGATGCTGCCAAAGGCTTATTCCAATAATTTGATAAAGATGAAAGATAAATTTCATCTCTAGCTCTAGTAATTAATACATAAGCTAATCTTCTTTCTTCTTCAATATTCATTGGATTTCCGCTAGAAATAGCATGTTTACTAGGTAATATCCCTTCAGACATTCCAATTCCAAATACTATTGGAAATTCTAAACCTTTAGACTTATGAATTGTCATTAATTTAACTGATTCTGATTTTATTTTTCTGTTTGAAAATGCATTTTTATGAAAATCAATAAAATCAGTAATTGAGGAGTATTTTTTTAATGCATCAATTAAAGTATAAATGTTATCTAGAACACTATTGTCTTCTTCTTCGTGAATAGTTTCTTTTATCAACATTTCCTCGTATTTTGTTTCTTTCAAAATATATCTCATTAAACTATCAGGAGAACTTATTTTTGAGTTTTCATTTATTCTATCAATTAAATCCATATATTTCATAGCACTTCTATGTTGATTAGGAGTTAATTTAGCTGTTTTCATTGCTTGATAATAACTACATCTTTTTTTTCTAGACTCTTCCTTTATGATATTCATAAATGCTTTTCCTAAGTATCTTGATGGAGTATTAACAACTCTCTCAAAACTTTCATTATCATGAGGATCGTTAGCTAATTTCAAATAAGCTATCATATCTTTAATTTCTTTTCTTTCATAAAAAGAAACCCCACCATAAATAATGTATGGTATTCCGTTTGTAATCATTTCATTTTCAACAAAAAGAGATTGAGAATTGTTTCTATAAATAATAGCAAAATCACTAAATTTTTTACCTTTTTCTTTTGTTTGCTCTAAAATGACTTCAGCTATATATTTTGATTCATCTTTCGCATTAACAAAAGAATTTTTAATGATAACATTTGTTGAATTAGATTCCTTAAATGGAACTAAATTTTTATCAATTCTTACAGAGTTTTTTGAAATTAAATTATTAGCAGCATTAAGAATATCTTGATGTGATCTGTAATTCGTTAATAACGGAATTCTAACAACATTTTCATAATTATCTACGAAATTAACAAATTGATCTGGACGAGCTCCTCTAAATAAATACATTGACTGGTCGTCATCTCCAACAATAAAAATGTTGTTTTGAGGATACGCTATCATTTTCATAATTTCATATTGAGCCAGATTATTATCTTGAGCTTCATCAACTAAAATGTATTTAAATTTATGTTGATATTTTTTAAGAATTTTTTCATTAGTAATAAATAATTCATAAAGCTTAATTAGTAAATCATCAAAGTCAATTCTACATTCTTCATTTTTAATCTTTTCATACATTTTATAAATTTTAGCTATTCTAAAATCTTCGTCTGTTATACATCCAAGTTCGTATTTATCGGGAGAAATTAATTCATTTTTTGCTCTTGAAATTTCTTTTATAATGCTAATTGCTTGAAGTTCTGATTCTTTAGTTTTTGGAATATTAAGTTCTTCAAACATGATTTTTTCAATAGTACTTTTTATTAACCAATCAGGAAAAACCCCGTTTTCTTCTCCAAAACTAAAAGCTTTCGCTAATGGATGTTTCATTAAAGTGTATTCTTTCTTTAATATTTTATATCCTAATGAATGGAAAGTATCAATAGATAATTCATCAACCAATCTTACTGGCATAAATTTTTTAATTCTATCTCTCATTTCATTTTTTGCTGCTTTTGAAAAAGTTAATAATAATATTTCATCTGGATAAACTCCATGCTCACTTATTAAATTACCAACTCTTTTTGTTAAAACTTCTGTTTTTCCCGAACCTGCAACAGCTATGATTTGATAAACTCCATCCTTGGTTTTTACAGCTTCCAACTGAGATGGATTTAATTTATCTAAATTAAGATTCATTATAATTCCTCCTTTAACCTTATAATAATATTATATATCAGAATTGAGAATTTGTAAATACGTTTTTGATATATTTTATGAAATTTTATCAAAAAAATAAACAAAACTATAAAATAAAAGATTATCATTTAATTAAAATAAAATAAAAAAAGATGATGTTTAATCATCTTTTATATTTTTATAAATTTTAATAAAAACTTATTATATCAGTCGTTCTTTTTGTTTACACCAATTTTTTTAGGATTTAAAATAGGATCGTCTATACCTTCAAATGGATGAGCTTTTTTTTGATTGTTTCCACTAGATAATTTTTCAAATAAATCATTCATCCAACTAGGAGCTTCATCTGAAATTTTACCACTATTTGGTTTGTTTGTTAAGCCATAATTTTTATTCATCTAATCACCTTTTCTTAAAAGTCTTTTTATTTTTATGTTAGCTGATTTTTGTTCTTCATTATTAGAATTATAATCTTGAATTTCAAGCTGAGGTTGCTGAATTTCTTCATTTTCTTCTGGTTTTGATTTATCTAAAACGTCAATAGCGTTATCAAAAGGTAAATATTCTTGTTGCTCAACCACATTTTCACTTGTATCTGGTAAATCAGGTAGTTCTTCTGATTCTTCATGATAATCTTGTATTGTTAATGTAGGATTGTTTACTGATTGTTGATTAGATTGTTCTTCAACTTCAATAGGAGGAGAAGATATAATATCACTATCAAAAATAAATTGTTGAATTCTATCAAATCTATAACTTCTAACTCCACCATCTTCTTTATAACACATTAATAGAACATCTCCATTTTTAGAGGTATTCCATCCATATGGAAATATAGTCCTAACTCCCCCATCTTGATATCTAATTTGCATTGGGCCACCATTAGCCATTACATTTGTGGTATCTTGTATAACACTTGGGTCATCAGGTTCCTTGGGAATCCATTCAGCATAGATTAATTTATTTAAGTTGGATTTAATTGATTTTAGTAGTCTACCCATCTTTTCACCTGCCTTATTTGAGCAACTTAACACTTATTATATTTTATAATATGAATAAGCAGGCTTTTTATTATAATAAAAAGAAAAAAGCTGACATTGGTCAGCTTTAAATTAACATTGTTAAAATAAGTGAAAAAACACAACCAACCAAATAATATAACCCTACAAAATTAGATTTTATTTTTTCACTAATATAGTAGTTTTTGAAGTGAAAATGTTTTTGAATTAATAAAAACAAACATACTAAACCTAAAATTAATACAATTTTATCTTTTACTAAAATCACAGCAAAAACATAATAACAAAACATAAATAGCGTAGAAATAAAATTAGTTATATTAAAATCTGATAAATTCCCATTTATAACAATTTTTACTTTTGTTATTTTATTATTTTTATCTTCTAAAATTTCTTCTTTTGATTTTACTATATAAACACTTCTTATAAAGAAAAGAACTGTATTTATATAAGCAATAAACAATAATAAAGACATATTATAACTCTCCAGTTCTAAATGGATTTAATTCCATCTCCTAATTTAATAAAAACACTAACTGTTTCATGAACTTTACTAACCATTTTTCTTGCTTCGTTTCTTCTAGAAGCTAAAAATACGAAAGGAGAATTATTTTCTTGGTGAATTTCATCATATAATATAAATCCAGCTTGTTCTGCTAATCTTCTTGTATCTCCAGTAAAATCTTTTAATGCTTTGTTTAATCTAAAATTACCAGTAACTATAACTAATGGATGAAAATCATCAATACTAGTAGTTGGTTTAATAACATTCGCTAAAGTTGTAAAAGTATTTTTATAATGTTCCAAAAATTTATCATAATTTTTATAATCACTAAGTTGATTATCTCCACTTTCATATTTTTCTATATTAAAATATGGTGGACAAGTTATACACCCATCATAAAAGTGTTTTTCTTTAGCACTTTCCATTTTAGTTCCATCTTCGCAAAAATATTTAATATCATAATTAGGGTCATAAAATGGATGTAGTTCATCTTGCAATTCGCTAATTTTATTTTCATTAATTTTAATTGTCATTTCACTAACATCCCAGCCATGATAATGTATTTTATTTTTATTTGCCATCAGCGCTCTAGTTGATCTACCAGCAAATGGATCGCAAATAATATCTCCTTCTTTAAAATATAATTTTAATAAAAACTCAGCTAAAGCTGGATTGAAAGTGCTATAATTATAAGTTGATGCAAATCCACCACCTCTAGATTTTGCAACTCCGCCATTTTCAGTAACTCGTTTAACAACGGAAGTATCATCTATAAAATCTCTATATTCGCGTGGAATAGTAAAGTTTTCAATAGATTTAGGTAATCTTCCATATTTTTCTTCAAGTTTATTAAATGTTTCAAATAAAACTTCTTCAAATGCAGTTCTAATTTCTTCGGCAGATAAATTATCATTTTCATTAATTTTACCAAAATAATCAACTAACTCTTCGTTTGGAATTAAATCCAATATGGATTTAGGAATAAATCCATACTTATCTTTAATTGAATATTGAACTTTATCTAGATTTTTCTTATTAGTAGGAACATTTCCCTTTTTATTATATTCTACCATTTGTATTATCCTCCAAATTTGTTATTGTATTAATAATATAATTTACTCTATTATCTAAAGATATAGAAGTTGAACTACCACTAGGCTAAAGCCATAGTGGATTCCTAAATACAGAGTTCTATCGAACTCTAATTGATTAGGCTATCCCCGTAGTTCCTACGGTTAAAAGTCTTATAGCTTCATTTTTTAGATTTAAACTTGCGTTAATATCTCGGTCATGATGTTATTAAAAGTCGGTGATGATATTAAAACTGAAATCGAATCAATAGCTAATCATTAGAGCTTACATCCCCTAGCCTAAAGGCGTAGGGTTTTACGCCCATCTCTATAAAATGATATAATTATCATATGCATAAAAAGAAATGTTTTTTACAACTGCTGATTTTTTCTAATGCCTAACATTTCAGCCGTATATCTAATTCTAGCAATCAATTTTTCTTTAGAATCTGGATATAATAATTGATTTTTTATGTCATTAACATCTAAATGATCTATAACTGAATGTGATACATGACCTGTACATACAATAACAATATCAGATTTATTAATAAGATTATTTAATATATTAACATTTTGTTCGAAAGGATTGAACCATTCAGCTTTGATTTTATATTTTTTCATCTCTTCTAAATATAAATTCTTAAACTTAGAACCAATAACTAGTACGTTAATATCTTTTAAATCTTCAGAATATTGTTGTTTTTCTTCTTTTGTGCGTGTTGGGGTTTTAAGATAAACATAATTTTTATTAAATAATTCATACGAATAAATCTTAACCACTTTAACGGTATTTGAATCAATAACTTCAACTTGAACCGGAACACCGTTTTCATAACTTGTCTCTTGATTATCAAGACAATATTTATTCCCTTCTAATTCTTTAAAAAGAAAAATTCCATTTTCTTCACAAATTGTCCCTAATAAATATTCAACACTTTTAACTTGCTCATCAATAGGTTGAGATAAAAAGGTATCTTTTTTCTCTTTAGTATTTTGTACAATTTTTGATGATGAAGATAATGATGATATTTTTCTTTTTAATTTGTTAATAGTAGCATCTTTTTTTGTTACAGTATCTTGTAAATTGGTTATTATTTTGTGAGTATCTGTGTTTTTAAGCTTTTTAATTTTAGATTTTAAGTTTTTATTTGTCTTTTTTTCAATAATTATTCCAGATTTAAGTTTTTGTATTTGAATTTTTTGATTTTTTAATTGTTTTTCTAAAAATTCAATGTGTTTATTAAGATGTTCAATTTGCTCTAATTTTTTATTTTGTAAATCAATTATTTCTTTTAATGACTTATTTTTTTGTTGCTCTTCTTTCAACAATTTGTTAGTTTGATATAGTTTTAATGAAATTTCTTTATTCTTAAGTTTTATAGATGCTGATTCTTGTTTAACTTCTCTAATTTTAGAGTTTGCTTTTTCTAAACGTTTTTTAAGTTCTTTAATTTCTTTTTTACTATCATTAGTAAAATTAACATTTTTAATTTCATCATCTTGATCATTAAACTCATTATCAATATCTTCTTTATCTTTCTTTTGAAGATTACTTAACTCTTTTTGAAAATGAATTTCTTCGGAAAATTTTCTACTTTTATAATACATATTTATTATCCTTTCTTATTGTTGGCAAGATGGACACCAATGAGTTGTTCTTCCGGCTATTATTTTTGAAATTATATTACTAGAACATTCTGGACAAGTTTTTTTTCCATAAACTTTCAAATAATTTTGAAATCCTCCAGTCATTCCTTCACCATTAACATAATCTCTAAAAGTAGTACCACCAACTTTAATACTTAAACACATAAGGTCTCTAGATTTAGAAAAAATTTCAATTATTTTTTCATCACTTAATTCCCAAATTTTTGTATAAGGATTTACTTTTGTTTCAAATAAAGCTTCACAAGCATAAATATTTCCCGTTCCAGCCATAACAGTTTGATCCATCAAAGCCGCTTTAATTGTTTTCTTATCACTATTACCTTTATGATTTTGATTCATCCATTTGTTACTTCTTAATGTTGATAACACTATTTCCATAGTATTATCTTGAAACGGTTCTGGCCCAAGATTTTTCTTTTCCATTATAGATTTAAATTCTTTATAATTATGTACGGAAAATCCCCCTTGTCTTCTTATATCGCAATATGTCAAAATTGTATTATCATCAAAAATAATTTTAACATGAATATGTTTTCTAAATTTATTAACAATATCAGATTCATTTTCACTATAAATCCACGCGCCAGCCATACCCAAATGAACAAGAATAAATAGTGACTCTCCATTTTTATCAACTATTCCAATTAAATTTTTTCCTCTTCTTTCAACATTGATGAACACTGATTCTTTAAGATTATTGATAATATAATCAAAACTTTGTTTTCTAAACATTCTATTAATTGCTTTATCAGATAAACCATTTGAATAGTTCATAACTACATCTTTAATTTTTTTATTAATAATGTTTTTTTCTAATGATAATTTAACTGTATGCACCTCAGGTAATTCAGGCATAAAAATCATCTCCTTTTTATATTATATCATAAAACTGTAAATTAATAAATAAGATGGGAAAAATCCCATCTTATTTATTATTATCTAACCATTCTTTATAATAATGTTTCATTTCACTCCATCTTCTCTTAAATAAATCAATATTTCCTTTATTTCTTAATTCAAACATATACCCCATATATTCTTTATCAATATTTTGTTGAACATATAAAGCGAAATCTTTTTGAGATTCAAATTTAGGAATTGAATCGTAAATTTCGTGAATCTTTTTTGTTCTTTCTTCTACAAAGCTAACTAAAGAATCTCTAATATTATTTGGAACATATTGAAATTCTTCTTTAACTGAAGAAATAAAATCATCGTATTTTTCTTGTTGAAGTAATAAAAACACATATTTTGGAGAAGTTCCAAAACGCGCTCCATGAGATTCCAAATATTCTTTACATTTTATTTTCATATATAAACCATTAGAATATCGTACTACCCATCCTTCAAAATTAGACATCGTTTCACTTAATTTTAAAATATCATCTAAAAGTAAATCGTGTATATCTGTGGCAGGAAATCCCATTTGCTTAGCTGATTCAATAACAACTTCATAAGGTAAACATTCTCCAGTTTGCAAATCTCTTATCCCTATAACTTTTAAGTCTGGTTCATCATAATTAACAACTATTTTATTAGGATTTGATTTATCATACAGTATTTCAAAAGTTATAGTATATTTTTCCCACAATTTATGTTTAATGATAAAATCTACTTGATTTTTATATTTTGAATACAAAAGTTCTGTTGCAAACTTTCCTTGTTCTGAATCAAATCCTCCTTTAGTAATAATTCTTAAAGGAGAATTCTCTTTTGGAGGATATAAAATACCCTCTGAACCATCTAGTTTTGTTACAATTTCATATCCACATTTTGGAAGATTATGAGGAAGTAAATATTCTTTTTCCATATAATTGTGAAATTTATCATAAGAATGTGCAACAACTTTATTTAAATCTAAATCATAAACTATTCCTCTTGAAATAATTGTTAAATTATTCCAGTCTCCGGAATAAGTTGGAATTGGGGAATAATGAAATAAAATTCTATTGTCTTGTTCATTATATTTTATATATATATTAATTTGAATTTGTCTTTTAAATTCTAAGAAATGTATTGTTAACATATCGTTAAAGCTAACATGTTGCTCAATAAAATTATTCAAATCTTTAACTTTACTTCTTAAGATTTTTTCAATATCTTTTCTGTTAAAATTATCATAATTAATTTCAATTAATTGATTTTTTGTTAAAATATCTATTATATGATTAAGAGTTTCATTATTAATATATGACTCATAATAAAACATTTTAGAATCAATATCTCTATTAATTGATTTAAGAATTTCAAACATTTTTTCTCTATTTGGATTATTTAAAACTTCGTCTATTGTTAATTGTCTAATAAATAAAAACTTATTTTCAAAATTTGTTTTTTCTTCTTTGAAAAAATCATATATTGTATTAATACAATTCACAACTTTGTCAATAATTAAATTATTCATTGTTTAATCTCCTTTGAGATAATTTCATCAATACATTTTTCAATAAAATTAATTTCTTCTAAAACATTATCGTTGTTTGAACCGGAAAGTTTATCAGCTTTTCTAATTAAAATAAGTTTCTTAATTTGTTCTTTTCCAACTTTTTTAATCAACTTTTTTAATTGATTATTACCTTGATATTTATATGGTAAATCCATATGAAATAAAATATTTGTATATACTTTATTAGCAAATTCTTCATCAAATCCTAATGATAACAATTCTCTTCTAGCTTCAATTGCCCCTACATTTTCATGGTCATAATAGTGAGCATTAACATCAAATTCAACTTCATCATAAGCTAAAAATCCAGTTGTTATACCATTAGAATGAATTTTTTCAAATGAAGCTCCAAGATCAAAACGTTGTAATAAAGTTACTTTATCTCCTGATTTAAATACTCCATTATCTTCTTTTACTTTAGCGAAAAATTCTTTTGTTTTTCTTTTACCGATATCATGTAGTAACATAGTAATAATCATTTCAAAATCTTTTGTTTCAATTAATTCAGCTGCTGTAATCATATGTTCATGAAGAGGTAAATTGTGATGAATATTATCTTGAGCGTAACCCCAACATTCATACAACGAAGGAAATATATCTTTTAATTTACCATTTTGTTTTAACTCTTCTATTGCTTTTCTTGGATCATTTACTATCGCATTTACCAAAGAATCTCTTTCTTCTTTAGATAAAAAGGGTTTAATTTCTAAATCATTACTTATATAATGTACTTCTTTAAATCCTTCATTTAGAGTCGGGAAAGACTGTTGTCTCCATTTATTTTTTAATACAAAATCAGGAACTCTTCTTCCACCATCTTGTTCTCTCTTTCTATTTCTTTCTTTAGCTGTTTCAAGAGTGACATCCAAATATACAGCATAAAAAGGTACTTTAAATTTATTCAAAACTCCAAATAAAGAACGTCTTGCTTTTAGAGTATGAAGCATAGCATCAAAAATAATAGATTTTCCTTCTTGAACTGCTTTTTTAGCCGCCTCATGTGCCATTTTCCAAGCCTCCGAAGAAACAGATTGATCACTTTCATGCATAGCATCAGTCCAATGTTCTCTACCAGGAATACCTTTAGAAATAATTCCTCTAAAAGTATCTGGACAAATTACAACATATCCATTTTTTTCAAATTCTTTACTTAAAGTACTTTTTCCAGAACCTGGAATCCCAGACATTAATATGATTCTCTGTTCATCCAAGTTTAATAAATGTTCAATTTTTTTATACAAATTAATCACTCTTTTCTTTATTTTGATTATAGTAATCTAAAAACTTTTCTTCATATTTTTTCATAAATATAATTTCTTTTTCTAAATAGAGATTATACATTGTTTCTAAATCAACTTGTTGTAAATCATCTTCATTTAATACTTTAAATTTATCGCCTAGTATTTCTTTAGCAGCTTCAAATTTAGCTATGTTCTTGGGAGATTTATTAAGTCTTTTTGGTTTAATTTCTATATATTCATCTGTTTCTGGCAAATAAAAATCTAAAAAATAATTATATTTTTTACAACTAAACTCATATGGAATTTTATATTTTCTTTGTTCTCCATTTTCAAATTTTATGTTATTATCTATTAAATATTTGATATAAAATAATTCTTTTAAAGAAGCAAAGTATACTCCTTTATAGTGGCCTTTCCAACCGTTTCCTGAACCTTGAGGAGAAGGTTTTCCGTACATTGGGTTGTTTTTTTCAGCTGTTGCTTTACTAATTTTTTCTTTCCATTTTTTATGTCTTTTATCAGCTTCTTCTTTACCATATTTTTCAACCCAAATATCATAGAAGTTTTTTCCACTCATTGGATTGTTTTTTCCAGAAGTCACTTTTGACATTTTATTCAAAAAAGATTCTCGTCTCCTCATAGCTTCTTCTTCACCATATTTTTCTATTAATTTTTCTAAAGAAAAACTACTCTTTTTATTTTGTTTAAATTCAATCAATCTTTTATCAGCTTCATCTTTACCATATTTTTTAATCCAAATATCATACCAAGACTTACCACTCATAGCATTATTTGAACCTGAATTTGCTTTTCTATTTTTTTCTTTAACTTCAGGTCTATTATTAACAATTTTAGCTCTACAAGAATTACAATTACTTCCATTTTTTTCAGCTAAATCTCTTGATTTTATATTTTTATAATATAACTCTTTATCGCAAGTTGGACAATTTCTAACTAAATTCATTTAATTACACCTCTAAATTTCTATTTAAAAGTATAATAAAAACAAATCTAAATGTTATAATGACCCTGCCCCAGGTAACCCACCAAGTAGTATGATTTTTTGCTCTTTATCTTCTAATAAGTGATTTATATTTTTCATTCTATTTTCCACCCTGTCACAAATTGTATATTCTTATTATATCAATTATAATTAAATTTGTAAACAAAAAAAAATAAATGCTAAAATTGCATTTATTTTTCATTTAATTTCAATTTTGATTGTTGTATATAATAAGATATTTTTAATTTAAATTTTTCATTATCAATTTTATCTAAATTAGAAATATATGAATAATAAGCTATCTTATCTTTTAAAAATAATGTTTTAACAACTTTTTCAGCATAATCATATGATTCAAAAAAAAGAAAAGATTCTATTAATAATTCATAATGAAAATACAAATCTATACTAGATTTTGTTTTTTCAAAAATTTGATAAACTGTACTTTTCCTACCACTAATATTACAAGCCCATAATAAAACTTTAACTACTTCTTTATCTAATTGAATTCCAATAGATATATCATTATCTAATTTTAATTTAGCAAAATTATTAAAAAAAGAAATTTGATTAAATTGTTTATCTGGCAAATCTTTCAATTTATAATTAGAGTATTTGTGGAGCACATTTATCCAAAAATAATATAAAGAAGTTATAGAATGATATATTTCAATTTTATCTTCGGGTGAAATATATTCTTCGTTATAATATTTTCTCAATACTATCAT